TGGAGAATATGGCGAAAATTTCGGCAGACCTCACTTCCACGCCTGTATCTTCGGCCACGACTTTCATGATAAAAAACTATGGAAAAGGTCTTCCTCTGGTTCTATGCTTTATAGATCCGATGACCTTGAAATACTCTGGCCATTTGGTTATTCCTCCATTGGAGACGTTAACTTTGAATCAGCAGCATATGTTGCTCGATATATTATGAAAAAAGTAACTGGACATAACTCAAAACAACACTACACAGAAACGGATTCAGAAACAGGGGAAATAACTACACGTAAACCCGAATTTAACAAAATGTCATTAAAGCCTGGTATAGGCTATGACTGGTACAAAACATACAAAACAGACGTATATCCACATGATTACGTCATAATTAAAGGAAAAAAAGTAAAACCACCCAAGTTTTACGATAAAAAATACAAAGTGGACAATCCATATGAATTTGACGAAATACTTTACAAACGTGAAATAAACGGTAAATTAAATAGCGAAGACAATACGTTGGAAAGACTACAAGTCAAAGAAATAGTCCAAAACGCAAAACTTCAGAAACTAAAACGAACCCTCATATAGGAAACCTCATGAAACTAACACTATGTTCAGTTAAAGACCGTGCAGCTGATGCTTACGGTCGACCAATGTTTGTACCTTCAATTGGTGTAGCAATCAGATCATTTAGCGATGAAATAAATCGCGCTGATTCAGACAACCAATTACACAATCACCCAGACGATTTCGATCTGTACGAGTTTGGCGAGTTCGATGACAATACAGGTATGTTTACATTACATGAACAACCTAAATTATTAAGTCTGGGAAAACAGGTAAAAATTACCGATTAAAAACAACCGTCTAGAAAAGGGTAACCTTTTCTGACGGAACATAAAGGAAAAAAAATGCACCGCAATCAATCAGTAAACGTACATCAGTTCACAATGATTCCAAAAGCGGATATTCCGCGATCAAAATTTGACTGTCAAAGTACACACAAAACTACGTTTGATGCGGGCTACTTAGTCCCTGTATATGTAGACGAAGTTCTACCAGGGGACACATTTAATTTAAATATGACGGCATTTGCCCGTCTAGCAACACCATTATTTCCAATAATGGATAACATGCACCTTGAATCTTTCTTTTTCTTTGTACCCAATAGACTTATTTGGGACAATTGGCAAAAATTCATGGGGCAACAAACAAACCCAGGGGATTCAATATCATATGTAATCCCACAGCAGGTGTCACCCGCCAATGGTTATGCCATTGGCTCGTTGCAAGATTACATGGGACTACCAACAGTAGGACAAGTAACAGCAACAAAAACAGTAAGTCACTGTGCCTTTTGGCCACGTGCTTACAACTTAATATATAACGAATGGTTCAGAGATGAGAACCTTCAAAATTCTGTAGTAGTAGATAAGGGCGATGGCCCTGATTCAGTAGCAGATTACACATTATTAAGACGTGGCAAACGTAAAGATTATTTCACATCATCTTTACCTTGGCCACAAAAAGGAGCTTCAGTAACACTACCCTTAGGTAGTACAGCTCCTATAAAAACAAATGCTATAGCAGGTAATGATTTAGGTATTCTAAATAGTTCTGGCACATTAGTAGATATGGGATCAGCAGCTGCTACATTAAGACTTGGTACAGGAGCTCTTCCTGCAGCCCAAGCAATGTATGCCGATCTATCAGCTGCAACTGCAGCAACAATTAATCAACTACGCCAGTCATTTCAAATTCAAAAACTTCTTGAGAGGGACGCTCGTGGAGGCACTCGATATACTGAAATTATCCGTAGCCATTTTGGCGTTGTTAGCCCTGACGCTCGTTTACAGCGCCCTGAGTATCTGGGTGGTGGTTCAACCAGCATTAACATCAGTCCAATCGCCCAAACTTCGGGCACTAATGCAAGTGGTACAACAACACCTTTGGGTACACTTGCTTCTATGGGTACTGGGCTCGCTCATAATCATGGCTTTACTCAATCATTTGTTGAACATGGCGTTATACTTGGTATCGTAGCCGTAAGAGCAGACTTGACATATCAACAAGGTTTGCAAAAAATGTGGAGCAGATCTACACGTTACGATTTTTATTTCCCAGCTTTCGCTACATTAGGCGAACAAGCAGTATTAAATCAGGAAATATATGTAACAGGCGACACAACCGATACAGGTGTATTCGGATATCAAGAACGGTGGGCAGAATATAGATACTATCCATCTCGCATTAGTAGTCTGTTCAGATCTACAGCTGCAGGCACAATTGATGGATGGCATTTAGCCCAAAAATTTACATCCGTTCCAACATTAAATACAACATTTATACAAGACTCACCACCAGTTGCACGCACATTAGCCGTAGGCGCGGCTGCAAATGGACAACAATTTATTTTTGATTCTTTCTTTGATGTAAAGAAAGCAAGACCAATGCCAATGTACAGCGTACCTGGCTTAATCGACCATTTCTAATATGGGACTATTTGATGATATAGGCGGGAGCCTTGGTGGTATTGTTGGCGGCGCATTAGGATTTATCGGCGGCCAACAAACCAACCAAAAAAACTGGGATATAGCCCAGGCAGCTAACGCTGCAAGTGCTGAACAAGCTGCCAATCAAATGGCGTTTCAAGAGCGTATGCGAAAAACGCAATATCAAACTGCAGTTGAAGATATGAAAGCTGCAGGTTTGAACCCCATGCTAGCTTATACACAAGGTGGAGCAGGGACTCCAACTGGTGCAATGGGACAAGTATCTACCGCAACAATGAAAAACGCTTTGGGACAAGGCGTTCAGGGATACCAAGCAATGTCTATGAATCAAGCTGATATAGACTTAAAAAAAGCAACAACAACTGGTACAACAGCTACCACGTTAAAAACAGAGGCAGACACTATTAAGACTGCTGCCGATATTGGTTATATTTTGGAAAATACAAAATTAAACAAACAAACACAAGTTAATTTAGAGGTTCAGCTTAATAAATTACAACAAGAAATACAAAATCTTCGGGCAACCGAAAGATATACAACAGCAGCTACTGGTAAAGTAGGTGCTGAAACAACAAATATTAAAGAAAATATAGCTCCATCAGTAGATCCCTACTGGTATAGAGATATTAAGAAAATTATTCCTACACCATCTCGGGTGGAAGAATTTGTTCAAAACCAATACAACAAATACAAAGGTAAAAAATGAAAAAACCTACATTTTTACGAACACCATACAACTACGACCTGGATGCTGCGTCAAATGAGTCAGGGTTGCATTGTGAGGATGCTTCTCTGACTCAGCAGCATTTTAAGGACGAATGCGACATTAATAATATTCTAAGACAATTTAATGTCACCGGACTTTTACCTGAAAGTCCATTATCGCCTCGCTACGGCGATTTCACTGGTATCAGTGACTACCACTCTGCCCTTAACCAAGTTATAGCGGCAGAAGACGAATTTATGGCTTTACCAGCCTTAATTCGCAGCAGGTTCGATAACGATCCTGCAAAACTAATCGAATTTCTAGATAATTCGGAAAATAAAGACGAGGCAATTAAACTTGGCCTCGTAAATTCAACTGCGGAACTGCCGCAAGTCGTTGAAGTTCCGCAAGAAAAAGCGGTCGATTAGACCGCAAGCACAGTTACCCTACTAGATGTAACTGTGCTAGGTGACACCAACCACAAAAAAGGGAGATAAATATGTATATGCGTAGATCATCAGTAAACAAAAAGAAATCCGCTAGGTCATTTCGAAAACAAAGTCAAAAAACAAAATCGCCCAATATGCGATCAAGCCCCCAGCGTGGAGGCTGGAGGTTCTAATAAAACCCCCAGGCACCTCACATGCCTTGTTATCATCCACTTAGCGCATATCAATGCGCTGACGGCACAATCGTCTTTCAGGAAAGACGTTGGTTTAATACCGTCAAAACACTATCACTACCATGCGGACAATGTATTGGATGCAGGTTAGAAAGATCACGCCAATGGGCTATGCGTTGTATGCATGAAGCCCAATTACATGAAAAAAACTGTTTTATAACCCTCACTTATGGAGAATATGGCGAAAATTTCGGCAGACCTCACTTCCACGCCTGTATCTTCGGCCACGACTTTCATGATAAAAAACTATGGAAAAGGTCTTCCTCTGGTTCTATGCTTTATAGATCCGATGACCTTGAAATACTCTGGCCATTTGGTTATTCCTCCATTGGAGACGTTAACTTTGAATCAGCAGCATATGTTGCTAGATACATTATGAAAAAAGTAACTGGACATAACTCAAAATCACATTATACGGAAACGGATTCAGAAACAGGTGAAATAACTACACGTAAACCCGAATTTAACAAAATGTCATTAAAGCCTGGAATAGGCTATGACTGGTACAAAAAATACAAAACAGACGTATATCCTCATGATTACGTCATAATTAAAGGAAAAAAGGTAAAACCCCCTAAGTTCTACGACAAAAAATACAAAAAGGACAATCCTTATGAATTTGACGGAATACTTTACAAAAGGGAAATAAACGGTAAACTAAATAGCGAAGACAATACCCTTGAAAGACTACAAGTCAAAGAAATAGTCCAACAAGCAAAACTTCAAAAACTTAAACGTAACCTCACTTAGGAATCCTCATGAAACTAGTATTATGTTCAGTAAAAGACCGTGCAGCTGATGCTTACGGTCGTCCAATGTTTGTACCCTCAACTGGTGTTGCTATCAGATCATTTAGCGATGAAGTAAATCGCGCTGAAGCAGATAACCAGTTATATAACCACCCAGACGACTTTGATCTATACGAATTCGGAACATTTGATGATAATTCAGGTATATTTGATATATACGAACAACCAAAGTTATTAAGTCTGGGAAAACAAGTAAAAATACAAAACTAACCGTAAAGAAAAGGGTAACCTTTTCTTACGGAAAACTACCAAGGAAAAACAATGCATCGCAATCGTTCAGTAGACATACATCAGTTCACAATGATTCCAAAAGCGGAAATTCCGCGATCATCATTTGACTGTCAAAGTACACATAAAACTACGTTCGATGCGGGCTACTTAGTCCCCGTATATGTAGACGAAGTTCTACCAGGGGACACATTTAATCTAAATATGACGGCATTTGCCCGTCTCTCAACACCTCTTTATCCAATTATGGATAATTTACATTTAGAATCATTTTTCTTCTTCGTACCAAATAGACTTATTTGGGACAATTGGCAAAAATTCATGGGACAACAAACAAACCCTGGAGATTCAATCTCTTATGTTGTTCCACAGCAGGTGTCACCCGCGAACGGATATGCAATCGGTTCGCTGCAGGACTATATGGGACTACCAACAGTAGGACAAGTCACTGCAACAAAAACAGTAAGTCACTGCGCTTTCTGGCCACGTGCTTACAATCTTATATACAATGAATGGTTTCGAGATGAAAACCTTCAAAATTCAGTAGTAGTAGATAAGGGCGATGGCCCGGATACTGTAACTGATTACACACTACTGAGACGTGGCAAACGTAAAGATTATTTCACATCAGCTTTACCTTGGCCACAAAAAGGCGCAGCCGTAACATTACCTTTAGGTTCAACTGCACCAGTATTACGCAGTGCAAGCGCACCAGTCTGGAAAAGTTATAACGCTGGTACGCAAACTTTAAACACAAGCGGTAACAATATTTCTTTACAATCAGGAGGTATAGCCGACGGTAATGGAAATTATTTATCTTTAGACCCTAATGGTGGTCTATATGCCGATTTAAGCGCAGCAACTTCAGCAACAATTAATCAACTAAGACAATCATTCCAAATACAAAAATTATTGGAAAGGGACGCCAGAGGTGGAACTCGATACACTGAAATTATTCGTTCTCACTTTGGCGTTATCAGCCCTGATGCTCGTTTACAGCGCCCTGAGTATTTGGGTGGTGGTTCAACTGATATTAATATCAACCCAATCGCCCAAACTAGTGGAACAAATGCAAGCGGCACTACAACGCCTTTGGGTACACTTGCTTCTATGGGTACTGGCCTCGCTCATAATCATGGCTTTACTCAATCATTCGTTGAACACGGCGTTATCATTGGTTTAGTATCTGTACGAGCAGATCTTACATACCAACAAGGTTTACAAAAAATGTGGAGCAGATCCACACGTTACGATTTCTATTTTCCTGCTTTTGCTACATTAGGCGAACAAGCAGTATTAAACCAAGAAATTTATGTAACTGGCGACACTACCGATACTGGAGTATTTGGATATCAAGAACGTTGGGCTGAATATCGTTACTATCCATCACGTATTAGTAGTCTATTTAGATCTACTGCCACTGGTACTATTGATGGATGGCATTTAGCCCAAAAATTCACAGCCGTTCCAACACTTAATACAACTTTTATCCAAGATAACCCACCGGTATCTAGAACTTTAGCTGTCGGAGCCGCAGCGAATGGACAGCAATTTATCTTTGATTCTTTCTTTAATTGTAAGAAAGCAAGACCAATGCCAATGTACTCTGTACCTGGCTTAATAGATCATTTCTAATGGATATTGGCGGAATAACTGGCGGCCTATTAGGGTTCATAGGCCAACAACAAACTAACCAAAAAAACTGGGATATAGCAGATGCGGCTAATCGCTCATCTGCTGAACAAGCTGCTAAGCAAATGGACTTTCAAGAGCGAATGCGCAAAACCCAGTATCAAACTGCTGTTGATGATATGAAACAAGCAGGTTTAAACCCTATGCTTGCCTATTCGCAAGGCGGTGCAGGAACACCTACTGGCGCTATGGGTTCAGTTTCTACTGCAACCATGAAAAACGCCCTAGGAGCAGGTGTTTCAGGATATCAACAATTAGCGTCATTAAATGCAGACACCGATTTAAAACAATCTCAAACAACAGCTACAAGCGCTCAAGCAATACAAACTGAGGCGCAAACTATTAAAACAAAACAAGATACATTAAAAGCGATGGAAGATACCAATCTTTCTACGCAACAACTTGATAATCTAAAAAAACAAGTCAATAAATTAGATGAAGAAATTCTGAATCTAAGAGCTACACGTGGTTTAACCAACGTGCAGACTAAAAACGTGCAAGAAAATATCGCACCTTCAGGCGATCCTTATTGGTATCGCGATCTAAAACGAATAGGTAATTCTGCCTATGAGTATGTAAAAAGACTAAAAAAATGAAAAAATCACCATTTTTAAGAACACCTTATAACTACGATCCAGATGCTGCGTCAACTGAGTCAGGGTTGCATTGTGAGGATGCTTCCCTGGCTCAGCAGCATTTCAAAGACGAATGTGATATTAATAATATCCTTCGTCAATTTAATATAACCGGACTTCTACCAGAAGCTCCACTATCGCCTCGCTATGGCGATTTCACCGGTATTGGTGACTACCATACCGCCCTTAATCAAGTAATCGCTGCAGAAGACGAATTTATGCGTTTACCTGCCGATTTACGTGCAAGGTTCGATAACGATCCTGCAAAACTTATAGATTTTCTGGATATACCAGAAAATAAAAACGAGGCTATTAAATTAGGCCTCGTAAATAACACTGAGGAACTGCCGCAAGTCGTTGAAGTTCCTCAAGAAAAAGCGGTCGAATAGACCGCAAGCACAGTTACCCTACTAGATGTAACTGTGCTAGGTGACACCAACC